CAATGTCTGCTTCTGCATCTGTTTTACGTGATCTAGCTTTGGCAAGTTTGAGTTCATCTGGTGATAACTGGCTATCGTTATACTTTTCTCTCCAGTTGTTCTTTAAATAAAAAATCATTGCTGTAACATTTCCACTCTTGGCTTTCTTAAACAGTTCGTTTTCTATGATAAAATTAGCTTGCTCTTTTCCTACTTTTAAACACTGCATAATCTGAACATGTTGTTTCTTCCAGTTCTCCAATGTTCTAGGTGCTATACCTATCTTTTGAGCAATTTGTTCATCAGTTAAGCCATCACGTTTCCAGCCTTGCAATAGCAATAGATTTTCTGGCTCTAACCATTTTTGATATCTTCCCACTGCCACAAACTAATCACCTCTTTTCTACGCTCCGTTTACAGGCAATTTTATTTTAGGAACTAGATCCACCGTTGGAGAGAATTCGTTTATTTCAGACCATTTTACTTTAGGGGGTAATTTAACAATATCATCTCCCCATTTTCTTCTTAGCAATTTCAACTGTTCTACTTCTATACGATTATTTCTTTGTTCTGCACTCCCTCCTGTTCCTTCGTTGATTTTAGCTTTATAACTAAGATAATTTACTCTCAATTCTTTGCCATATTTAACTGCTACCTGAATTGCCATATCCCAATCGCTTTTTATATTGACTGTCTCATCGTATCGACATTCGCAATTTTTAAGAAATCCAGATACCGGACCAGTACAAGGGTTATGTAGAGAAAATGGTAAATAACCAGGGGCAGCGATTGGTTGAGCATTAGTATTAAATCCGAAATAAGGACTACTCCAATCAATAGCTAACTGTCCAACCCTTTCCAATAATTGAGCAATCACTTCTGGATCTCTATGGTTTATTAATTTAGGTCCTTTCATTTCGGCAATGGATGAAATGTCATCATCTAATATATAAAAAATATCACTATCCATTCTTTCTAATAGATAGTTCCTTGCCCTGCTCCATAATCCTTGAGCATTATCTGGCATAACTACTATTTCGTGATTAGGAAAGTTCTTTTTATAATCTTCAGCCTCAAATTCAGCAACCCAAATTCTTGCATCAGGAAACAATTTTAATGTTTCCATTGGTGCATCAGCTCTCTTATAACTCGGAATATTAAACGTTATTCTCTTCATCTAATCGAACCCCTTTTTCTAATAATTGTTTGATTATCTTAGATCCATCTAAAACTCTTCCTATTCCGATATGTGTTGTTTTAGCTCGTGGAATATCCCATTTTACTTTTTTTAAATTAAAAAATGTTTGAGCTTGTAACCAATCTATTTCAGTTTCGAATTTTAAAACTACATAATCATGATAGATTCCCACACTATCAGTTACCGGAACATCTCCTTGAATTTTTTCATCTTCATCATTAATATCATCAATTGAAATTTCAAACCCAAAGTTTTCCATATCAATATTAGTATCTAACAATTCTTGCAATTCACTATCTAATAAATCTTTGTTCCAATTAGCTAACTCGTTAGTTTTATTATCAGCTAAACGGTAAGTCTTAGCTTGTTCATCACTTAAATTACTTGCAATAGCAACAGGGACTTCTTTCAAGCCTAGCATTTTAGCTGCACGATATCTGGTATGTCCTACAATGATAACCATATCTTTATCAACCACAATAGGCTGTTGCCAACCAAACTCTTTGATTGAATTTGCTACTGCCTCAACTGCTCCATCATTATTACGTGGGTTATTGTCATAAGGTTTGATATCATTGATACTCATATTTTGAACTTCCATAAAAATTAACCTCCTAAAAATTGCACAAAAAAAGAACAGTTGTTAAACTGTTCTGAAATCCTTATTAAGGAATAAATTATTGAAAAATGATAGTTAATTGAAAAACCTAGTACATAAAGGAATGCAATTTAATGCAAAGTCCACATAACGCTGTGGAGCGATATGGATCGTGCCATATACACAAAGTAGTGTTCAGGGCTTGAACCTGAACCACACTCCTCGGCTTAAATATTTTCCTAAAATGGAGGCATATTAATCTAGTCTTCTATCAGCAATTAGAACATCTGCACAACCATGCTAAACTGATTTAAAGAGTGTGGTGTAACCATACACACCACATAAGAGACAAGCTCCAATAGACTTGTCTCAAGACTATACGTCTTTGAAAAGCAACTATTTAATTTTGTAATGAAAGAAATTAATCATTTATATGTCTTTCGACAATACTATAATAGCACGTTTTCCGTTTAATTTCTTCCTTTTGTTTTCAATGTACGTTTTCAAAAATTCCCTTTGGTTTCCGTTTTTATGTAATGTTCAAATATAGATATGTAAGTCTGGACAATGTAAATTTTGAACTTCTAAAATATCTGCGAACTCATTTAAGGCTCTTTTCCTGATTAAGTAGTACTTTGTTTTCTCATAGTGTAGCATCTGCATTGCCTCAACTGAACTAATCTCTCCAGTTATGTTACTAAATACCACTTTTAACTCATTCGACCCTTTATCTATTGTTTGCTTAACTCCATCTACAATCGCCTTTGCATATAGATATTTGACCATTTTATCCTCGTTACTATTTCCAACGCTCCCTCCAGGCATACCACTTAAGCTCGGACTCTTTAAATTTTCTGGGTTTGCTTGCATACATATATCATACAATCTCGGATAATAACTTCTGTTAGTCAAGAACTCCACAACATTCTCGGCTGTTCTATCATAATCAATTTTAGGTAAACCTAGTAACACATCTTCCACAAGGCCACGCTCCTAATATGTTATAATTATTCAAGTTGATATAATTTGCGTGCTTTCTTGGTGGAAAGTGCGTTTTTTTATTTTTCGATATTGTCAAAGATTCCAATCGCAAATACCACCGCTGCGGACGTAACACAAGTACTTTCGCCAATTCCTATTAAATAAAAGCCGGCTCCATATAATCCTGTTGCATCAAGTACGTATCCTGTAATTACTGCAATTAAGCTCACGATTGAAATTGTTGTAAAAATTAATGCCATGTTCTTTTTCATCTTAAAATCTCTTCCTTTTCTTGAATGTTCTATACTTGTAAATTTTGTAACTTGTTCTTGTGATTAATAAGCCTCTATCAATGTATTTAGAAATTGACCTATAATCTTTTCTTCCTAAAAACTCAGCGACATCTTGCAAACTGTAAAACTGACGCTTTTCCTTAGTAACAACATCTACTAAGTAATACGACTTCACCCGCTTGTAATAATCATCAATCACATCTTCCATGCCCAACCTCTTGGCTGTACGCTTTGCATACTTGACTCCATATCTTCGGAAAGCTTCGGTTGGCAACATATCTTTGTTAATCAACTCAGATATTTCTCTAATTTCAACCTTTGATAATCCTATTTGGTCTGCTAGTCTTCCTTTATCTCTGGCTTTTAGGATTCTGTCCCAACATTCTTTCAATTCGTTTGGTAATTCCTTTATATGCTCGTCCCACTCCATGATTGGACGCCATTGTTCTAGTGCATTTATTGCTGTTATAAGCTCCATTTTTAGCTCTCCTATCGTTTTATTTGTTATACCGGTATAAATACCTTGCCACGCCCTCAAAACGTGCGACCGGCTCAAATCTTGCGGATACAAGGTGGATAGTTACAGACTGTACGAAGATTATGGAGGTCTGAACCTTCTTTCATAATTTTTTTTGCTCACAATTTGCTGTCTGCAACTAAGGAAAGTCTGGTTTCGACAATAAATTTGCTTGGTTGCTACGTATGAAATAATGGAAAAGGGAAAATTACACCTACCTTTGTAATAATTTTTTGTTTTGTGTAGCTCCCTTACATCTTTATTACCTATGACTTAGCATCCTTCGACAGATACTAAGCCTAACGTTTGTTTGAGATCCTGATTTGTTACACGGCATTGTGTGAATGTGAATGTATACCGTTCAAACGTTTAGTAGTTTAACGACTTACTAAGGTCAAATATTAAAACTTGTTTAGTTCTTCATCTACTGCATAACCGACAATGTTGTCGTTCATTAAACCAAATCTAACAACTCTGTCTTTGCCTGTTGTTTCTCCGTGATAGTGGATAATCAAGGTAAATTCATCTTCAAACTCTTCAACTTCCTGGCAACTTTTAACGTGCTTAAAATGTAACGTCTTGCCACTTGCTAAAAATATTGTTACTTCTCTTTCGTTGTTGTTCATTGTGATTCCTCCTACTTAAGCTTTTCCATTAGTTCTATCAATTTTTGATTTATTGAAATTGTCATTATTGCTATTGTCGTCTCAATCGGTAAATCTTTTGTCAATCCAATAATAGTTGTTGAGATTACTAAAATAAGCGATATGATTCTCGTTATATTTATGATTTTCATTGTTCCTCCTAAATTTCGTTTATTTCTACGTTTATTAACTTATCGTATTCGTCTCCTGCCTTCATAATTAAATCTTCAAGTGTTTTAAAAGTTGCAAAAACTTGATTATTGCTTAAATCGACAAGTGAATATCCACCATCTATATTTGTAGCTATAAGATACAGAATGTCGCTTTCATCTTTAATAACATTCCCAACTTTGTACATATCTTCAGATTTTGCTTTGTTCTTAAAATTAATCTTCATCTTCTTGTTCCTCCTAAAATACGTTTATCTCTGCATTAACTAATACATCTTCATCTTCTCCATATGTATCAGCCAATTCTTCAAGGGTACTAACTTTTTCAGTAACATTGTTATTAGTCAAATTAACCATTGCATATCCATCTTCAACGTTACCAACGATAAGATATAAAGTATTAGTATAATCTTTGATAACATTTCCAACTTGATAAAGTTCTTTAAGTTCACGTTTACTATCAAAATTAATCTTCATCTTCTACCTCCAACATGCTATTAACTAACTCTTCTTCACTAATGCCTAAAATCTTAACTGCGAACCTTGCCTTATTTAATGCGTTCATTTTTCCATAAAGAAAACTTAACATTAACGGTGTAAATTCATTATCCAAATTAGAGGATGCTGCTCCTACTGCTTGATCTTTCCTCAAAATAACTATTGCGTCATCATATCCATTTTTATCGAGCAATCTCAAAATGTTTTCTGCTGTCTTGCTAACTTCTTTTGATTGCTTGTCAACTTTCTTAAATTCTTCTTCAAAACTCATGTTTTTTCCTCCATTTAGACTATTCTTACACTGTGAAATTATTTATGTTCATTTAAACTAATAATATTTCAGCGTGTCCCAGCATCTTTTCTTTGGCTTTCTCACACATTTTTCTTTCAACTTCAAAACCGTATGCACTACGATTTAATTCAGCTGCGGCTCTTAACGTGCTACCACTTCCGGCACAAGGATCAATTACAACGTCTCCTGGATCTGTAAATATTTCAATTAATCGTCTTAATACTGGTATAGGCTTCTGTGTTGCGTGAATTTTAGGATAAGTGTTATCTACTACCCATGGGAAGTGATCCACAATCATACGTCCATCATTGTTGAATTTTGGTAACTTCTCACGATACAACACAAGTGCGTATTCTGTAGCTCCCACTATCTTCATGTTTGCTTTTAAAACTTGCGAACTTGTTTTCTTGTTGAAAGTTAATGGATAGGCATGTTTAAAGCCCTCTTTCTTAGCTTGTTCTGCTAACATGTTGATTTGCTGCCAACCACAAAACACAATCATAGCTGGCGCCTTGCCAACTTCCTTAGGTTCCTTTCTGAGTAGTTTTCTAGCAAACTTCATGAAATTGATAACATTAAAGTTTTCATCTCTGTTGAAAGCTAAGGCATTAGCATTCTCGCTTTCTCCGTTCTTGTTGTCCCCCCCTACATACCAATCTGAACGACTAGCATAAAAGTTATTTCCAATATTGTAGGGGATATCTGCAATAATTAGTTGTGCTTTTGGTATGTTGTATCTTTTAAAGTTTTCAAAATTATCGTTGTATAACTCTACTTTAGTTTTGATTTCTCTCTTCATCATTTTTCAATTCCTTTACTTCAATTTCGATTCTTGGATCGTCTGCATACCACTTGCTTGTATTTAGTTCTACGATAGTGGCGTCGTCCGTCCATATAACGCCATTTAAGGCGTCTAATGTTGATTTGATATAATTATCCAAATCTGGCTTTACGATTGGTCTGACGTGTCCTTCTGTGCGTCTGGCATGCTCTTTTTTAGATATGCTTTTCTGAACTTTACGATAAAATCGAATAGTTACAGATATCGCTTTTTCGTATTTTGTTTTGCCTTGCATCTCCAACATTGCCAACTGCTTTAAATCACGCTTGAATTTGGCTGTTTTAGGTGGATCATATACTCGGATAAATCTGCCACGTCCTGTAGCTCTAGGTCGTTCTTGTTGCTGTGGTTCAATATTAAAGCTTAATTCCATAAGTACTTGCAATCTCCATTAGAATTTGTTTGCGTCCTAACTCAATACCTTTTTTGATTCCGTCCTCATATCCGTCTTTGTATCCTTCTTCATAACCGTCGCTATGTCCGTCTGTATATCCTTTGTCATGTCCGACTAATAATAATTGTTCAATTTCGTTATTCATGTAGATCTTCCCCCTTAACAAATACACCATTTACTGTTTTACCTTTTCTATCCTTGATAACGTCATAAGCA